TGTATTTCGTGCACCAGTGTGCTTACATGTTCATTGTAGCTCGCGTTGACGGCGCGGTACATTGCATCAGAGGATTGAACAAGGAGGTTCCTGTTCTTCCTCTACGGTACGGGGGACGTTATTCGTCACCTTTTCCGCATCAGGTAATGGGTTCCATTTGAATCCATTTCTGATTATTTCTTCCTTAAGCGATTCATTGCTTAAGGCGAAATCAGCATCAATTTTGGACTTGTGGGCCAGGATTGCATGCTTTATCTCAGCACATTTCATGTTGAGTACTCTGTCTGCAGCAGGAGTCTGTTGCTTTTCGAGTTTGAAATCTTCTCGGACCTTCAGTGTCCGATAAGTTTCACCGCTTTTCACTTGAATTTCAAGTTTATTGCGTAACCATTTATCCGAAAGTTCGAAGCTTATCGGGTTTGGTTTCGGTTGAATAACCGGAGCACCGGTGATATACGATTTGTCTATCTTCGGTGTTATCCCTATCTTAGTGGAAACTTCCATTTCGACGGGTTCAGGGGTAGAGTATGAGCTCTGCCCCTCAAAAGGAAACTGCTGAGTGAATGTCATTTCAGTAGTGACCTTGTCAGAGCAATACGAATCTACGTATTCTTTGACTTCCTTTCTGTCCCAAGGGAATATATCCCTTATGAAAGAAGGATTGGAGTAATTTTCTCCTGTTATCCGCACTAGGATGTTTACCAAGTGTAGTATAACTTTCGTTAAGGGGTCTCCCATTAAGACACCTTGACGAAGTATCACGAAACGCGGGTTCTCAAAAGGAGAATCATCGTTCCATTCTTCGCCGCACTTGGACATAGATCCATGTGCTTCGAAGACGATCTCTCGAGGAACAAAACAAGTTCCTCGGACGATCATTTGGAGCAAGGGCGGAATTCCGCACTTTGACATCCAATAATCCGCTATTGGTTTCGCAACTTCATGGCGGAGTTTATCTGTGGCCTCACTGTAGTCAGTAGAGGACAACCAGAGATCCCGGTACGTTTTCTCGACAGTTCGAGATCCGTCGGGCCTCGCCTTTGTTGAAACTTTTTCTTCAGCAAAGACGAAATCTTTCCCTTCAGGCGTCCAACCTTTACGGAAAGTATTCCATGCGTGTGATGACTTAGACATCCCACTCATAGAAGATTCAATCTTACTCAGTGGGTAAGAGCAAATCTTGTTAATGACATCTAGAACCACTTTTAATGGTGCTGATGCCTTGGTGACTGTCCGGGCTTTTCCAGGCTCGGAAATCATCACTAAAGCCGCTTTCCTAAGGTTACTAGGAGAGGACTTTAAAACTGTATCCAGACATCTCCAAAAGATGTATGTGCCAGTATTGGTTTCGTTGAGGGTTAATATACCTTCGACTTCACCTGTAAAGAGATCCCTCACGTATGCGGGTTCTCCTACATGACCTGTTGTTACAATCTCTGCGATTGCTTCAACAGTTCCACCGTCTGCTCGGGTTTTCTCCCAGCAGGCATTGGCGTTTAACGAGATTCGCGCTTTGGTGTCTAAACCAGTGAAAATCTCCTCCGGCAATATATCGTTTAGTTTCGATATAGAGGCCTCTAGAATCTTCTTAGACGTGTCTGACATCTTAGGAGGTTCTTGAGATACAGTCTTAAGGAATTTCCTTTTCGACTGCATCTTTATCATGTCTGGCGGCTGTCCGGCCCCCCGACTTTGATTAAGGATACCATCCACGTATGCCAGGTGGATGGGCTCCTTTATTCCGCGTGTGTAATCCCATATTGGGAGCATAAAGCGGAGCCAAGGCACAACCAAAGATTTTCTTTGGCTGACGTCTTGTAAAGCTGCTTCTAACTTATTAAGGTTAGATAACATCTTAAAGGTTTTACGAGAGCTTTTGAGCTCGGTGTACCTCATGGTTGTATCATGGTAAATTTCCTTGATATCACCATAAAAGAACTCATCGCCAATT